CTAGTTTTGACATTAGCATATCCTCTTCTTCTTCGGTCAATGCTTCGTCAAGTATAAAATCTATATAGTTATCTTCCATCTCTTCATCAGGAAGCATTTCTTGTTCGGGTTCTTGTTGACCCATTAACATAGACATTTGATTGTCTATTTCTCCACCCTCTTGTTTTTCTTTTCTTACTTGTGAGTACTCAATACCAAAAAGAGATTCGTATTCATTCTTCATATCTTCAATTTTATCTCTTTGTTTCTCTGATTCTGCTAAGATAGAACCCATTGATATTTTTCTTTGATAATCTGATTGTGAAACTTTTTCTTTTAAAATTTTAGAATATAATTCATCAGTTCCATCTTTGTAACCTATACGACCACCCTCTTGTTTTTCTTCTCTCATGCTTTTTTCAATAGCATCTTGTCTAGCTTGTTCATATCCAGACATTTTACCATCTTTATCTAAGTCACCCGGCATTCCACCATCTGCTTTTTTTTCTTTTGGTAATAAAGAAGGAGATAAACGATATTTTTCATCATCTGGAAAATTTTCCATTAGTGCATTATTAAACATTGAAAAGATTTCTTGATTAGAATATCTTCCTCCCATATCTCTATTAGCTTTAACTGCATCAAGATAAGCTCGTCTACCTTGACCACTATCTCCTAATTCTTGTTTAAGTTTACCAAATAGCCCAGTTCCAGAGTCAAAATATCTATCACCATATTGTCTGATGTTTTTTACTTCATCATTAATTATTGCATTTAATCTTTGGTCTAATAAATCTGTATTTTCCATTATTCTTCCTTCCTATTTATAGCTTCTTGCACTTGTTCTTTAAGTGATTCCAATCGAGCCAGAGAAGTTATCCTCCCCTGCAACCGGAACATTTCCAATTCCGATGTTGCCACCACCAGTCCCTGTTGGTCCAAGCTCTTGAGGTTCGACAGGTGTTCCAGCAAGGCTTCCCATAGCTCCCTGTTGTTGACCAATGGAGTCAGTCTCCGTGCCAATGTTTTGTCCAGCATTTTGCATTCCTATTATTTGTGCCATGATAGCTGCTTCTTCAGGGTCATTGAGTATTTCATCAGGGTCTAAATCTAAGCTATAGGCTAGTTCACTAACAAGTTTAGAAATCTTAACAAATGGTGCAATAGCTGGACTTTGTGCAGTTTGTAAGAACATAGTAAGTCTTTGACTTCTAACTTCTTTTTGCATCAAGCTATTTGTACCAGTAGCTTTAACTTCTAAATCTCCTTTAACATCAAGAGAGCCTTCAAAGAATTGCATATTCCATTGAAAAAATGCTTCTCCTAATGGTTTTAATAAAAAGTCGTCAAGATTTTTGACAACAGTTTTTATGTTCAAACTTGCTGCACCTAGTAACATAGACATACCCGAAGCTGTCCGTGTCATACTTTGTACACCTGTTTGACCATGTGAATAGGATGGTATGCCAGTTTGTTCGTCTGCAAGTTGTCTAAACTTATCAAACATCATCATATTCTCAGGAGCAGTATTAGGAAACTTTATACCATGTATTGACTGTCCGGGTATTCCAGCTTGTCTTCTAAATATTTTACCCGGATATACTTCCATAGACTGTCCACCTACTAAGGCTGACTCATCAACATCAAATACTAATGAACCAGCCATTGCTAAATTATCGATAGCCATTCTTGCATGACCATTCATAATTTGCTGTGAATCATCCATATTTTCTGCAATACCTATACCAAAGAAGTTGTATGGATTTCTTTCGTAAGGAAATGCATGATATGGAAGTCTGTATGGAGTAAATGGATTTATAACTGCTCTAAGCAATCTATTTCCACATACCCATGCATTAATTTGAACTTCATCTAAATCATCTATTTCATCTGATAATTCAATACCTACTTCTCTTGCATATTCTGCATCCATGATACCCCAATATTCAAGAACTTCAAAATTACTTTGATAGCTATCTTCTACTCGTGCATCATCTTTGAGTTGTGACTCGTAATCTTTTTCGACATAGTTTGGACCATCCATTAATGCATTACGTATTGCATCTTCATCAAAGTATGGCATATTACGAAGTTGTCGAAGTTGACTTTTATTCATCTTATGACGATGAACTATGTACTCACACTCTTCTATATTGGTTGCTGCTGGGTCTGGAAAAAAATCCCAACAACTAACGAACTCTATACGTGGTACTCTAACTTCTAAGGGACTATAATTTCTTTCCCCATCTTCTCCTACAACCCATTTATTTAATCTTTTATTGAAATTAAAAGGACCTTTTACAATCCCTGTGCCTAGCAAAGCAGATTCTAAAAGAGCATTTCTTATTTCGGATGAACCATTTGATTCTTCAATTTGGTCATGGATAAGCTTTTCCATTTTTCTAGCAGCTTCTTGGGCTGGAGATAATTCTAAAGCTTGAGGAAGAGGACTAAATCCTTCAACAAGTTGGTCCTCAACTAATTCTTCAACAGTTTCACTAAACATACCTTTAGCAAAAGTTGCACCGGGCTTTAATGTTCGACCATCACCCTCATATCCTACATCATATGGATTTTCAATACGATTACCTATATCATCTGGTATAGATGTTTCTATTCCCGGTTGAGGATTATTTATATCTAAATGTGCAGACTCTAACTCACCTTCTGGTATTTTGGTCTCTTGTATTCCAATAGGAAACTTACCTGTACCAAATATAACATCAACAAGTTGTCCAAACGCTGCAAGAACTTTAGTTTTAGTAATCTTTACAAATACTCTAGATTTTTCAGAGTCTCTAAATTTTACAGATTTACTATATAATCCTCGATAGTTTTCATAAGCACGAAGCCAACGTCTTTCATCTAAATCACGTTTTTCTTCAGCATTATAATATCTTCCTTTAACAATTCCAACTAAATTATTT